CGGAAAGCCGGGCGAAGTGATCATGCACTTCTCAAAGGACGAGCGCCGGTTCATCGAGCAGGGGAGGGGCGTTTGACTATTGCATCCAAAATAGATCGCCGAACTCTGCGCTTTCACGACCTGTCTGGAGAGAGGTATGGGCGGCTTGTGGTTATCAGCCTAGCTGTCAAGAAAAGCGGAGGAGAAAGCCGATTCTATTGTCTATGCGACTGTGGATCAAAAAAAGAAGTCGCAGCGCGACAACTTAAGCGCGGGCACGTTCAGAGTTGCGGGTGTCTTTCTAGGGATGCTCATTCTGGAAAACCCGCTCGGAATCGCCTTCCGCCGGGGGAGGCCTCATTCAGAGTATTATTCGGTCAATATAAGCGTTCGGCTAGAAATAGAGGTATAAGCTTTGATCTTGAAGAGCAGCAATTCAGAAATCTGACAAAGGGAAATTGTGAATATTGCGGAACTGCTCCGCTCTGGGAATTTTCTGGAGGGCCGAACATAAATGGCACGTACAGAGCGAATGGCATTGACCGCTTCGACAATAAGCAAGGATACACACTTAAGAACTGCCGGTCTTGCTGCACCGAATGCAACATGGCCAAGGGCTCAATGCGATCAACACGCTGGAACGCCTGGCTGATCCGCATCGCGCTGCACCATGTCCCCAAGATCAAAAATGGCGGGGTAGGTCTTGTCCCCCTTGAACCGGACGGCAGCGGAAAACCCGCCAACTGCGATGGATGGCCAGATAGCGATGAGGCCGCCGCATGACCCGGCCCGCCCCGCCGACCCTCTGGGCCCGCCTCCGCGCCTGGATTTCCAACGCCCTGCAGTCGAAAGGCCAAGCTGTATGATCCTGATCAACACGCCCGAGATCATCGCCCTGTCCAAGCTGGCGAGGGGCAAGACGCTGGAGCCCGACGACATGGCCGCCATGGACCGCGTGTTCGGAAAGGCAATCGCAGCTCATGCAGAGCTTGAGGCTTGTGCTAAAATGGCCGCACGAACCACCCAGCCCGCGCCCAAGGAGCCCGCATGAGCGCCGCCGCCACTGTTCAGCAAGAGCCGTCCGCCGTTCGTGCGGTCGGGGCGCCAGTCCTGACGTTCCTCGGATCGATCGGGGAGGCTGGAAACCTTTCGATCGTCACGCCTTGCCCCATCAACTGGCTCCCTGAATGGGCGCCGCCCGCCATCGCAAAGGCTGAAAGCCTCCACATGGCCGGAGAGGTTCGATCCGCCGCGACGCTGGTCTTGACGATTGAGCGCCGGCTGAAGGTGACGGATGCAATGCGCTTTCAGGCCGCAGCTGCAAATGACGACTATGGCGTCGGCCAGGCAATGGGCCGCACCTTGGCCTCATTCCCGCGCCCTAAGCGCCTGCCAGACTTTGCGCGCCCCAAGGCGAAGAACCGCCCGCCGAAGCCCGACAATGACCACGGCGAGTATGCCGAGACCGTCAACCTTCACGCCCTGCGCGGCGATACCGTAGTCGTCGACATCATCGACAGCACCGACCGAAATGAGGGGTCCAAGACCCTGAAGGCCGGAAAGGTCCAACGGGCGCGCATCCTTTCCCGCGACGGCTTGCTGGTGATGGGCACTCCAACTGTCGAGGGCGCTGAGGTGATCCCGGCCGTGATCAGCAAGGCCCAGGTCGCCGCCGGCCTCATGGCCCGCCAAGGCTATGAGATGATCGATCCCGAACGGTCCTTGAATGCGCAAGACCTTTCCGCTGGTCGCGGCCCTGGCCTTTCGTTCGACCAAGAGGTTTCGCGCGAGATGCGGATCAACAAGGCCCGCGCCGAGATCAAGGCGCTAGAGCAAGCCATCCAGGCCAAGGACCCGACCTTCAATGGTTCGATTTGCCGGGATGCCATTCACGGTCCGGGCAGGGCGGTCGCTACCCTCCGGTGGGTCGCTGGACTCGGCAACGGCCTGCGCAGCTTGTCCGGCGGCGGCAAGGCCTATGCAGCCCATCGCGACAGCCTGATCATGGCGCTCGACATCGCGGCAGCGCGGTACGGCACGTAATAGATGTGGCGCCCAGCCGCAGCCAGAACACCACCACTTGACGGGTGAACAAATAAGGCTATGGTTCAGGCAACGGGCGCAAAGCGCGCCCCACCATCAGCCCGCCGGTTCACGCCGTGCGGGGTTTGTCGTTCAGCCCGCAGCCGGCGGCAAGCCGAACGCGATAGCAGCGCAGGCCAGATCGGTTCTCCGGTCAGATCCCCGTTTCTCAAGCCGCCCATAGGCTTCAGGCGATAGGCCAAGCGCCTCTGCGGCGCGGGTCTTGTTGAGGCCCAGGCGCTTACGCCACGCCTTCAGTTGATGCTCTGTCATCGGCAAAACCTGACGCTTGATCGGATTGTCGCTGGATTATACCAGCGAAACGTCTGATTTGCACCCCTTCGCGCCCCCGCCACACGCTAAAGCAGCCCCTCAAACAGAGGGCGGGATCGGCGCGAAACCTCAAGGGAGGGCAGATGACCACCATCCTTTCCGCCCTCGGCTACACCATTGCCTATAGCCTCGCCGCCATCTTCATCGGGGGCATGTGCGCAGGCTGCGCCGCAGCCGTTCTGGCGCACCGGCACCTGAAGGGGCGATAGATGTCTGCCCCCCTTGGCAATGAGTTCTGGAAGGCGCGGTCAACCCATGGGCGCCGCCCCATATTCCCCGACGCTGACGCCCTCTGGGCCGCCGCGACCGAGTATTTCGAGTGGGTAGAAGCCAACCCCCTGAAGGAGGCGCAAGCCTTCGCCTATCAGGGCAAGGTCACGGTTTCCGAGCTGCCGAAGATGCGCGCGATGACCGTGGGCGGGCTCTGCCTGTTCATCGATATGAGCCAGCAGGCCTTTGGCGAGTACCGCGACAGAGAAGGCTTTGGTGAGATCACATCGCGTATCGACGCCGTGATCCGCACTCAGAAGTTCGAAGGCGCGTCCGCCGGCCTGCTCAATCCGAACATCATCGCCCGCGATCTGGGCCTGGCTGACAAGTCCGAGATCAGCGCAGGCGTCTCGCTGGTGGTCGCTTCGGACGACGCCCAGCTCTAACCATGGCGTTTAGCCTCACGCCTAAGCAGGTCGAGGCCAATCGGCTGCTCGGGTCTCCGGCCTCGAACATCATGCTTCGTGGCGGGTCGCGGTCGGGCAAGACGTTCTTGCTGGTCAGGGCCATCGTCCAGCGCGGTCTTAATGCGCCACGCAGCAAGCACGCGATCTGGCGGTATCGGTTCAACCACGCCAAGGCGTCAATCTGGAACGACACCCTGCCGAAGGTGCTCGCGACGTGCTTCCCCACGCTCTCGGTCGGCCGCAACGAGACGGATCTAGTCGCCACCCTGCCCAACCAGTCCGAGATCATCCTGGGCGGCTTAGACGACAAGGCCCGGGTCGAGAAGGTCCTGGGCCAGGAATACGCCACCCTCTATTTCAACGAGAGCAGTCAGATCCCGTGGTCTTCGGTCGAGACCGCCATGTCGCGCCTGGCGCAGAACGTGGAACTTGACCCAGCCATCGCCAAGGCAACCGGCCGCACGCATCTGCCGCTGAAAGCCTATTTCGACTGCAACCCGCCCTCGAAGCTCCACTGGAGCTATGAACTGTTCCGGTCTGGCGTGAAGCCGGGCACCAAGGAAAAGCTGGCCGACCCATCTGACTACGTCGAGATGCAGATGAACCCGGCCGACAACTCGGCCAATCTGCCGGCCAAGTATTTCGACATCCTCGCCAACATGTCCGAGGCTAAGCGGCTGCGGTTTGAGCGCGGGGAGTGGGCAAGCGAAGTCGCCGGGGCGCTTTGGTCCATTGAGGACCGCATTGATCAGCTCGACGGCCGGGTCATTCCAGGCATCGACGGAGCGCGGATAAGCGCTGATCAAGTTCCCGAGCTTCAGCGCATCGTGGTCGCGGTTGACCCGTCTGGAACCAAGGGCGACGGCGGCGGCGACGATATCGGCATCGTGGTCGCCGGCAAAGGTGTCGACGGCCGGGGCTATGTCCTAGCCGACCGCACCTGCCAGATGTCGCCGAACGGCTGGGGTCGTCGCGCTGTCGAGGCCTATCACGAGTTCAAAGCCGATCGGATCATCGGCGAAAAGAACTTCGGCGGCGCCATGGTGCAGTTCGTCATCGAGACGGCTGACAAGAGCGTCGCCTTCAAGGAAGTCACCGCGAGCCGTGGCAAGTCGGTTCGCGCCGAACCCGTCGCCGCGCTCTACGAACAAGGCCGCGTCTCGCACGTCGGTTCCTTTCCTGACATGGAGGACCAGATGTCGAACATGACCGCTGCCGGGTATGTCGGCGAAGGCTCGCCAGACCGCGCCGACGCTCTCGTCTGGGCTCTCACCGAGCTTATGATCGACGAGACGCCTGAGTTTATTTGGCATGTCGGAATTTGACGATTTCTACTTATCCATCAATAGGATAAGATGAAAATTCGAGCCGAAGAGGTGTTGAAGCACCGTCTCCGGCTCTAACCAAAACGACCATTGGAGGGTCGATATGGCTGAGCGCGGTATATGCGCCGTTGATGGCTGCGACAAGACTACGACGGCAATCAGGTGGTGCAACAAGCACTATCAGCGCTGGCTGCGGCACGGCGATCCACTTCATGGGCGAGATCGGAAAACTGCTTCAGGCGAAGCGCTGGCCTGGCTGAAGGCGCATGTCAACTATGTCGGCGATGACTGTCTAATCTGGCCGTTTGCGCGGTTTCCAGCCGGTCGCGCCAAGATCGCCATCGGCGGAAAGACTAAGTACGCATACCGGGTGATGTGCGAGTGGGTTCACGGCGAGCCGCCGACGCCGCAGCACGAAGCTGCCCATTCATGCGCTCGCGGACACGAAGCTTGCGTTCATCCTCAGCACGTCAGGTGGGCGACCAGCAAAGAAAACGGCCAAGACATGGTCGCGCACGGGAATTCTACGAGGGGGCCACGGAACCCCCAGGCCAAGCTGGCCGAGGCCGACGTGATCACCATACGGTCTCTGGCAGGCAAGGTTACCCAAGCCAAGATCGCTGAACGATATGGCCTGCATCCAATGCACGTCCACGCAATCATTGCCCGCAAAGTGTGGGCATGGCTGGAATAAGCACTAACGACGAAGGGGCGACCCCATGAACAGCCCTCGCGATGTCGCCTAGATGAACCTCTGGGACCGCCTTACCGGGCGCGGCAAGGTCAACAATCAATCGGCTGCGGGTGGGGCGATCGCCGCCTATGACCTGGGCCAACCGAAGTGGACGCCCCGTCGCTACGATCTGTTGGCGGATGAAGCTTACGTTCGAAACGCGATTGGTTTCAGGGCGACCAAGATGATCTCGGAGGCCGCTGCTGCGGTCCCTCTGGTCCTGATGAACAAGAAGGCCAAGGTCGAGGAGCACGAGCTTCTGAGGCTCTTGGCTAACCCTGCGCCCAACATCGGCGGTCGCCAGTTGCTGGAGGCGTTCTTCGCCTACCTACTGTTGGAGGGGAACACCTATCTGGAGGGTGTGGCGCCGTTCGATACGCGTCCGCCGAAGGAGCTTTGGTCGCTTCGCCCGGATCGGATGAAGGTTGTGCCAGGCTCGCGCGGTCTGCCCGAGGCCTACACCTATGAGGTCAACGGCCAAACGGTGCGCTGGGACGTCGATCAAGTCACGGGTCGCGGCGCGATCATGCACTTCAAGGAGTTCCACCCGCTCAATGACTGGTATGGTCTGAGCCGGGTTGAGCCCGCCGCCTACGCCATCGACCAGCACAACGAGCTGTCGAAGCACAACAAGGCCCTGGTGCAGAACGGAGCCCGCCCGTCCGGGGCGCTGATCTTCAAGCCCGTGACCATCAATGGCGCGTCGCAGTCCGCCCCGCCGGACATCATCAAGGAGGCCGAAAAGCGCCTCGACGATCGCCACGCTGGTTCGCTGAACGCTGGCCGCCCCATGGTCCTGGGTGGCAACATCGACTGGCAAGAAATGGGCATGACGCCCCGCGACGGTGACTTCGCCGGGATGCGGCTGGATGCGGGCCGGGACATCTGTTCCGCGTTCGGCGTGCCGCATGTGCTGGTCATCCCCGGCCAGGGAACTTTCAACAACAGGGCCATGGCTCGCCTCGAACTCTACGAAGACACCATCCTGCCGCTGTTTGAGAAGGCGACGGAGAGCCTCAATTCGTGGCTCACGGTGCGTTACGGCGACGGGCTGAAGCTGGTCCCCGACCTCGACGCCGTGTCGGCTCTGGAGCCGCGCCGCGAGACCAAGCGCAAGGGCGCGATCGAAGGCTTCAAGGCCGGCCTGCTTCGTCGCGATGAGGCCCGCAAGCAACTCGGCCAGGACGAAGTTGGCGGCGAAGAGGGCGAAGAGTTCTTCAAGGCCACAGCCGCGACCGATCCCGCCGCCACGGACAGCACCACCCCAGAGGGCACGCCGGACAAGACCAAGGTCAATCCTGACGACCCGAGCGGCGCCTGACCCATCAGCGCTTTAGCGCCGATCTCCCGAGCCATGAGGCCGAGAGTCACAGCCAGCAGGATATCCGAAATGGCTGAAGTCCAATCTACCTCCGATCAGCGGACGGTGAACAACACCATGCGCCATGCCTACCGCGTCCTGACCGACGAGGAGAAGGCCAACATGCAGGCGATCAAGGACGCCGGTCTCGCCTTTCACGACCTGATTGCCGGGGTCGGCAACAGCCGCGAACTGTCGCTGGCCAAGACCAAAGTCGAAGAGGCGGTCATGTGGGCCGTCAAGCACATCACGGCTTGACCATGAGCGATCAAACCAGGTCGCGCCGCTCGCTAACGATCGTCGCCGCAACGGACGGCGGGTTCGTCGTCGTTGACCAAGCATTCTCTCGCGGCCCCTCAGAAGAGTGGGTCTTCGCCGGCTCTATCGCTGACTGCCTCGACTATGCCCGCAAGGCTCTGACACCGCCGCCACCCAGCAGCAGCAACGACTGAACACCGAAGGCCTAGCGGTTGAAAGCTGGGCAAGCCGTCGTCGGACGGTCGAGCGGATGGAAGGTCCGCGCCGTACCGCAGGAGATCACCATGCGCAGAGCGATCATCGAAGTCTCGACGGACCTGTTGCGTGACGGCCTCGGCCCGCTGTTCGACGCTGGGATTACTGTCCAGGGCTCACTGGAAACGCCATGGGAATATGACCACGTCGTGCTCCTCGTCATCGCTGGCGACATCCTGCCGCCGGAATGCGACGCGGGCATCGCTCAACCGACCAAGGTCGTCACCATCATGCTCACGGCGGAAAGCTATGGCCGGCAGCGCATCATCCGCGTGTCGGACGTTCGCCTGACCGGCAAGACCGCCGCAGACTACCAGTTCTGCGCCAGGGCCGCTTAAGCCCACGCCTGCAAGGCCAATCCGCCTCGCCCATCTAGGAGCACCCCATGGACCGCATCGATATCAGCGGGTCGCTTCCGGGCGGCCCGCGAGGGAAGTTTTTTGCCCGCGCCGCCGGCACGCACTTCACCGCCCTTGCCGAAGACACCGGCGCCACCGTCGTCGAGCTCTACGACGAGATCGGCTATTGGGGCGTCACCGCCAAGGACTTCCGCGACCAACTCAAGGGTGTCACGGGCGATTTCACCCTGCGGATCAACAGCCCCGGCGGCGACGTCTTCGACGGCATAGCGATCTTCAACGACATCGTGGCCCACCGGGGCAAGGTTCGGGTCGAGATCGCTGGCATCGCGGCTTCCATCGCGTCGGTGATCGCCATGGCCGGCGATGAAATCGTCATCGCGCCGAACGCCTTCTTCATGGTTCACAACGCCTGGACTTTTGCCGCCGGCAACCGCCACGACTTCACCGAAGCGGCCGGCGTGCTGGGCCAGATCGACGAGGCCATCGCCCGAACCTATGTCGGCCGCTCCAAGGTCGGCATCCGCACCGTTCGCGAGATGATGGACGACGAGACCTGGATGGGCGCCGCCGACGCCATCGACAAGGGTTTCGCCGACAGCCTCATGAAGGTCGAAAAGCAGCCCGAAGAAGCAATGACCGCCAGGTTCGACCTGACCGGCGTCTTCGCCAAGGTTCCTGAGGCCCTGATCTGGGCGGCCGACGCCAGCCCCGACAGCCTCACTCCCCGAGATATCGAACGAGAACTCATGCGTGACGCTGGGCCTCGTACTCGATCGCAGGCCCGCGCCCTCATGCGCGCCTGCAAAACCAGCCCAGAAGACGCCACGCGGGACGCTGGCGGCGAGGGGCTTACGAGCCTGCTTCGAACCCTCGAAGCGACCAACGCCCAACTGCAACCCGCGAAATAGGAGGCCACACCATGGCCGTGGAAATCGACAACAAGACCGCCGAAGCGATCACCGCTGAGGTCACCAAGCTCGGCGACAACGTGAAGGCCCAAGGCGAAAGCCTCAGCCGCGACGTCGCTGCCATGCGCGCCCTGATCGACGAGTCCGGCAAGAAGGCCGACACCGTCATCGAGGACCGCATCAACAAGTTCGCCGCGTCCATCGAGACCAAGCAGAACGCCATCGAGACCGGCTTCAACGAAGTCCGCGCCGATCTGGACAAGATCGCCACCGCCGTCAACCGCACTGGCGGCGGCTGGGCCAATGACGACGCCGGCAAGGAAGCCAAGGCCGCGTTCGAGTTCGCCAAGGCCAAGATGGCGAAGGAAGGCCGCCTCAGCATCGGCGCCAAGATCGAGCCCAACGAGGCCGAGATCAAGGCCTGGAACGAGAACTTCGGCCTCTATGCCCGTCGCGACGAGAAGGGCGGCACCGCTGCCTTCCAGGCCGCGCTGCAGACCGGCTCCGACCCGGACGGCGGTTATCTGGTCCCGACCGAAGTCAGCACCCGCATCGTCACCCGCATCTTCGAAACCTCGCCGATGCGCCAGGTCGCGTATGTCGAATCCATCTCGGGCAAGGAGCTTGAAGTTCCGCGCGACGACGATGACATCGACTGCGGCTGGGTCGGCGAGACCGAAGCCCGTCCCGAGACCGGCACGCCCCAGGTCGGCATCTCCAAGATCCCGGCTCACGAGATGTACGCCATGCCGGCCGCCACCCAGCAAATGCTGGAAGACGCCGGTGTCAACATCGAAGCCTGGCTGGGCCGCAAGATCGGCTCCAAGTTCGGCCGCGTCGAGGCGTCGGGCTTCTACACCGGCGACGGCAACGGAAAGCCGCGCGGCATCCTGACCTATGCCGCCGGCACCAGCGACGGCCAGATCGAACAGGTCGTGTCGGGCGCTGCGACGGACTTCACCTTCGACGGCCTGAAGGATCTGATCTTCAGCCTGGAGGATGGCTACGAAGCCGGCGCCAGCTTCATGATGCACCGCCTGGGCGTCCGCAACGTCTCCAAGCTCAAGGACGGCGAAGGCCGCTACCTGTGGGAGCCGAGCACCAAGGTTGGCGATCCCTCGACGCTGCTGGGCTATCAGCTCCGTCGCGCCGTGGACATGGCCCAGCCTGGCGCTGGCGCTCTGGCCGCCGCCTTCGGCAACTTCAACGAGGGCTACACCATCGTCGATCGCCTCGGCATCTCGACGCTGCGTGACCCCTACTCGTCCAAGCCGAAGGTCCTGTTCTACTCGCGCAAGCGGGTCGGCGGCGCCGTCACCAACTTCCGCGCCATCAAGCTGCAGAAGCTGGCTGCGGCCTAAGCCATACGGGCGGCTGAGAGATCGGCCGCCCGACCCCTTTCACCATCACGCCAAAAGGATGCTGTGATGTCCAATCTCCTCTACGACGCGAAGTTCATCGTCGTCGAAAACGCCGCCGTCGCCGGCACCTCCACCCTGACCACCGATGTCGTCGATATGCTGGGCTACCAGTCCATCGCCTTCATCGCCAAGCTGGGTGATGTGTCTGACACCTCCGTCCTGGCCCTGACCGCCAAGGGCAACAGCGCCAACTCCGTGTCGTCGCCGACCCCGACGACCTACGCCGGCGCCGCGACGTACACGGCCGGCGCTTCGGACGCCGACAACAAGCTGATGATCGTCGACATCGAAAAGCCCCGCGACCGCTACGTCTTCGCCACCCTGGCGCGCGGCACGGCCAACGCTGTCGTCGATAGCATCATCGCCGTCCTCTACAACGGCGACCTCCGCCCCGAGGTCCAAGGCTCGACGGTCCTGGTGTCGACGCACACCAACGACCCCGCCGCCGCCTAACTGACCTGACCCGCTGGGCGGCCGGGTAAAGCCGCCCAACCCTTCCACCTCCGAAGCGCCAAGGCGCTAGAGGCCGCAACGCGGACCTCGCAGCAAAGGAGCTGACCATGACCCACAACACCAAGGTTTACCGCAAACAGGGCGGCGCTGAGATGGTCGTCGCATCGGGCGGCAAGATCACCGTCGAGGCTGGCGGCTCCATCGAAGGCGTCGGCGTTCTCGGCAATGTCGCCGTCGCTGGCGGCGTTCTCGCCATCCCCGTCACCCACGCCCATGTGTCCAAGACCACGGGCGGCGCTGAGGCGCTGACCTTGGCGAATGGTGTTCCGGGTCAAATCCTGACCATCACGCTGGTCACAGACGGCGGCGACGGCACCCTGACCCCGGCGACCAAGACCGGGTTCTCGACCATCGTCTTCGCCGACGCCAAGGACAGCGCCGCGCTGCGCTACATCGACGACACGGTTGGCTGGGTCCTGCTCGGCACGGCCGGCGTCGCCGCCCCGCCCGTGATCTCGTAAGGCGCGACCATGCACGTCACCCGCCATGAGATCGAGGTGACCACGGCGGCGGATGGATCGGCAACGGTCCATTCGCCCCAGGTCACGGGCCGAGTCCTCGCGATCCACTACGTGAAGACCGACTTCGCCGACACGGTTGATTTCGCGATCACGTCGGAAGCGACCGGCGAGACGATTTGGACCGAGGCCAACGTCACGGCGTCCAAGGTCTGCGCGCCCCGTATGCCGACCCATTCCACGGCCGGCGTCGCCGCTCTCTATGCCGCGACCTTCGCCGTGAACGACCACATCGCCCTCGGCAACGACCGGATCGAGTTCTCCATCACGAACGGCGGCGACACCAAGACCGGCACGTTCATCGCAATCATCGGATAGGAGCCGCCCATGCTGGTCACCGTTCTCAAGGCCTTCCCGTACTCGGCGAACGGAATCGTCACCTTGCATCTGGCGCCGTCCGACAAGGATCCGCCGGAACCGGTTGAGATCCGTGACGATCTGGTGACCGGCCTGGTCGCTGAAGGCTTCATCGCCCTTGAAGGAGTCGCCTATGTCCAGTCCACGCAAACCGAAACCGCTCCCGCTGCCGATGGCGCTCAAGCCGGGGCTGCTGAAGTCGTCCCGGCCGACGCTGAACCTGCTGTCGCCCCTGTCGCGGCCCCGGTAGTCATCCCGGCCGACTGGCAGGCCGCGCACTGGAAAACCCGCGTCGCGCTCGCCAAGGCCATCGACACCACGGTTGGAGACATCAAGAACGAAGAAGCCATCGCCATCATCGAGGCCGAGTTGAAGAACCGTGCCCTCGACGCGCCGCAGGAAGACGCGGGCGGCCTGACCATCCGTGAACTGCACGCCGACATCGCCGGCCTGGGTCTCGACGTCGATCCGACCATGGGCCCAGCCGATCTGCTGGCCCTGCGTGATCTTCACCGCGAAGAGCGCGCCAAGCTGGACGGCGAATAAGCCGTGGCCCTCGTTCCCGAAACTGGAGACGGCATAGTTTCGGCCGACAGCTACGCCAGCCTCGTCACGGCTGCTGCCTATTGGGCGGCCCGCCCGCAGGACGCCAACGCGGTCGCATGGGGCGCTGCGTCGGACGCGAACCGCGAAGGCGCGCTGAGAGAGGCCACGGGGTACCTCGACGCCACCTGGGGTTCGCTCTACCTCGGAAGCCGCAAGACCAACACCCAAGGCCTGCTGTGGCCCCGCGTGACCCGCGTTGACCTCGACCCCGCCGACTTCGACACCATCGCCGATCTCGTCGCGGCCCAGGCTGAGACGGACCAGCCCATCATCGGTTCGGACGGCCTGCAACTCGCCGCCCTGCCGGTGCAGATCATCCACGCCGCGATTGAGCTTGGCGCCCGCGCCCTGTCCGCCCGCCTGGCCCAAGACAAGGGCGAAGAGGGCTGGCTTCGTCGGCGCAAGGTCGGCCCGATTGAGCGTGAGTGGGGCGGCCCCGGCATCCCCGGCGGGTCCTACGGCTTCGTCGACACCATGCTTGCCCCGGTCCTGATCGGCCTTCGCAACGCGCAATGGAACTGGCGCTGATGACCGCCTACGACGTCGAGGACCGGCTAGGCGCGGCGCAAGACCTCGCGCCGATCTCGCACGGCGGATCTGGTCAGCTCGTCACCATCACCACCCCCGGCACGGCCGGAACCTATGACCCGATGACGGACACCACGTCAGGGGCTACGGCGCCCTCGACGCAGATCGGATCGGGCGTTGAAGAGACCGCCTCGGCCTATTCGGTTGCGAATGGCCTGGCGCAGGCTGGCGACATCAAATTCCTTTTGTCGGCCCTTCAGTTCACATCGGCCGGCGCTATCACCTCAACAGCCATGACCGCGCCCGTTGCCGACCGCGACACCCTGACCAAGGCGGACGGGGTTTGGGCGATCAAGCAGGTTGACGCGATCTCCCCGGCCGGGTTGCCGATCATCTGGACCCTGCGCCTGCGGAAGGGCGCCTGATGGGCTTCGCTACCGCGGTCAAAGCCCACAAGACCAAAGCCGTCTCGACCCTCGACACCATCGTCAAGGAAACGGTCGAGACCTTCAGCCTGCGCTTGGCCCAAGATTGGACCCCTTTTGGAGATCCGCTGCTATGGAAATCGCCGCCGCCGGCTGACTACCGCCCCGGCAACCTGCAGTCCTCGTGGTTCTACAGCGAGGGACGGCCGTCCGGGGAAAAGACGAGCCGCGTCGACATCCTGGCCGTAAACAACCTCGATCGCATGTCGGAGCATCCGGCCGGCAAGAAGCACTATCTCTCCAACTCGGCTGACCATGCCGGGGCAATAAACAGCGGCCATAGCTCGCAAGCGCCCGCTGGGATTCTGGTAAACGCCCAGGAGTTCTCGCCCTTGGCCTATTCCATCGCGCGCCGGGTGACGAAATGACCGTCCAGACCATTCGCGGCCTGCTGCAAACCCGTCTGCTGACCGCGGGGACCGGCTGGGACGCCCAGACCGCCTTCGAGGGCAAGGCCTTCACCCCGACCGCCGGAACGCCCTATCAGGAGCTGACCACGGTGTTCGTCGAGCCCGACGCCATCACCCTGGCCGATAGCGACCACCAGATCGGGACGTTTCAAGTTCGCCTGCTGTACCCTCTGACCAAGACGGACGGCTCCGGCACGGCGCAAGTCGGCATCGGCGCTCCCACGACGCGAGCCCAAGCCATCGCCGACGCCTTCCCGCGAAATCTGGTCCTGACCAGCGGGGCGCAGAAGGTCAAGATCATGAGATCGGCCCACATCACCCGAGGCCCGCCGCAGGGCGACCGCGACGTGACCATCGTAAGAATTAGGTTTTCAGACCGCTGATCGCGCTCATTCTGGGCGGCGCCCCGTCATGGACCGCAGAACTAGCCGCCGCTGAAGCCCTTCTCGCCGATCAACCGCGCATCATCGTCGCCGCGAACCTGGCGGGAATTGACCACACCGGCCACCTCGCGGGCTGGTGCTCTTATCATTCCGAGCTTCTGCACCTCTGGGCCGCAGAGCGCGCCGCCAAGGGGCGAAACGGCGACTTCAGAGCCTTCACCCCGTCGCCTGCTGAAATCCCCACTGAGATCGTTCCCGCCGATTGGGACGGCTCATCCGGCCTCTACGCCGTCAGGTGCGCTCTGTTCCACATGGGCGCATCCGGCGCGATCCTCTGCGGTGTCCCGCTAGAGAGCGAGGCGGGCCACTTCCACTTCCCCGGCCAGTGGGCGCCGGTCACGACCTACCGCCAGGAATGGCAAGCCGTCTCCCCGCTGATCGGGGATCGCGTCCGCTCGATGGGCGGATGGACGGCGTTTGAATTTGGACAGCCGGATAAACACTGGATTCACCACTCATCAAGTGCGTCTGCACTAATGGAGGTGAGAACAGTGCGGCCCGCCTTGGTCAGTTCCCAAATAGGGTATTCGTCACCACCGTAACCATCGTCAACATCACAAGTCCAACTGAGGTCTAAAAGTCCGGCGTCAATAAGATGCTCGGAACACGCAGCATACGGCCTAAGGTCTCGCTCAATAAGGGCTTTAATTGCTACTTGGCACAAGCTTACCGGCTTTCCGTCAATGAGTGCAGATTTAAAGCTGCACGGCTTGTTTCGGTGTCTCGACTGGACCGTTTGCCCGTCTTTAAAGATGGTTTTCGCCCAGGATGTGCATGGCTTGCCTGACATTTCGGGTCTCCTTGGTGCCGAAAACATACACCAGACCAATGCAAACACATAGGAGGTGCTGATGTTCATCGTCACGAACACCTCCGACGAAACCCAGCGCTTCAACGAGGCCGACCCGCAAGGCGGCTTTCGGAAGGTCTTCCTCGCCCCGGGTGAGAGCGGAACCTTCGACATCGATCCACTTCAAGGCCGGTTTCACCGGGGCGCGCTGAAGGCGACGCCAGTCCCCGTTGAGAAGCCCGCCAAGGCCCGCCGCAAGGCAAAGCGCCCCAAGGCCTAACCCAAAACGCCGCCGCCTATCGGTGCGTCCCCGCACGGCCAGCCGGCTGCGCGATCCACAAGCCATAACAGGAGACCAGAATGGCTTTTTCCGCAGTACCGCGCACGGCAGCCGGCGCGACCATCTCGATTTCGGCCACCCTTCCCGCGTCCATCACCCAGACCGCATACGCCGCCCTCACATGGGCTCTCGTTGGCGAAGTCACCAACATCGGCGAAATCGGCCGCGCGTGGCAGGTTGCGACGCATCAGGCCCTCGCCAAGGACTACGCGGACAAGCTGAAGTCGACCTATGATGACGGCCAGGTCGCCATTCAGGCCGCCTATGCCCCTGGCGACGCCGGCCAAGTCATCGTCACCGCCGCCGTCGAGAGCAAGAACGGATATTCGTTCAAGATCACGCAGGACGACGGCGAAATCCGGTACTTCCAGGCGCTGGTGCTGAGCGCTCCGGTCACGACCGGGGCTTCTGGCGACATCATCGGTTGCACGATCAACACCGACATCCTCAACGCCACGACCAAGACCGTCGCCCCGGCCTAAGCCGCGTCGGTCTCGCAACCACAAAACACCTTCCCCTCAACTCAATGCGGAAGTCGCCCTTCCGTACTTTTTCAGGATGAACCCCCATGTCGATCATCGACACCACGGACCTTGAAGTCGAAGACACCGCCACCGTCGAACTCGACGACAAGCACGGCAATGACCTGCTGCACAAGGACGGCGCCCGCCGGTCGATCACCCACTATGGTCCCGGCACCAAGCAGTTCGCCACCGCCAAGGCGAAGGCCAAGATTCGCAACATGAAGACGTTCCGCAATAAGACGCCTGACCCTGACGGCGACGCGGCTGCGACGGCTTCGTTCCTGGCTGACATCACCATCAGCTTCAACAATTTCGGCCTGTCCGAAGCCGATCAGGTGCGCAAGAACTTCTACGAGTTTTACCTGAACCCCAAGGTTGGCTACATCACCAGCAAGGTCGACGAATCCGCCGGTGATTGGGCAAATTTCTAGAAGGCTGCGCCGAACAGCTAACCCTTCGCGCCCGTCATCTGGCCTGGTTGCACGCCGCACCTAAGAACGCCGATCCAGACAGCAAGGCCATCCCGGTTTCTCGGATAGCCAGCCTGACGGACAGGGAAAAGCAGGGGGAAGATCAACCGCTTCTTGATCTTCCCCCGGTTGACGCAGCCGAACACCTGATCGACTACCTGTTCAACGATCCTGGACCGTCCGTTGGTGGCGAGGTTTTGACCCACCAAGAGATTGAGGCCTTCCAGAGAAATACCGGCACCGTCCTGACCAGTTGGGAAGCAACGACGCTGCGAAGGCTTTCGGGCGCCTATCTCTCCGAACTCAACGCGGCAACCGATCCGCAGCGGCCACCGCCCCACATCGCATCTGTAGAATCGCACCGCGCGATGGTGGCGAGTAAAATCACGACCATATTCGATCGGCTGGATAAGCAGGCGGTGAAACAGGGTCCGCTGCCCCGGCCTAAGCGGCTGCGGACCTAGCCCCGGCGCTTCGCCAACAGGGCGTCCAGCATCGTCCTGGCGTTGCCGTAAAAGCGCCGGAACACAGCCGACCACGCCCCAAGATCATGGGCGCATGATCGGCACCAAAACCGGTCGCGCTCGTCGAACGGCTCTTCGTCATCGAAGATCGTTCGGACCCCACACTCGGGACATTCAACGGTCTGAAACGGCGGTTCTTCGTCCATAGGGGCGGGAGACTAGCACGTTTCAGGCCGGTTGACCCTATCTACCCAGGAGGCCAGCCACATGGACATCGCGTCGCTGGTTTTCGAGATCGACTCCACCCAAGCGGTCGCGGCCGAAAAGCACCTTGACAAACTCGCCAAGACCAGCGAGCGCGTCGAGGCTTCGGCCCGCAAGGTCAAAACGGCCTCCGAGCAAGCCGGCATCGGCATCAACGCCAGCGCTTCGGCGACGGGCCGGGCTACGAAGTCCGCGACCCAGCACGCAGCGGCGGCCGGCGTGGTCGAGCGCGCCATGCGTAGTTCGCTGCTAACCCGGTCAGAGTCCATCAAACTGCTACTCCGCAACGCCCAAGTTCAAGCCAAATTGGCGGCCGACGAAGCGCGCGACGCGAAGCGCACCGCCTCAGAGGTCGCCAAGGCCGCTAGCCTTTCCGCGAAGGCCACGGCGGCGGCAGAGCGCGAGAGGTCTGCCGCCTTCCGGCAATCGCAGGCTATCCAAGCCGAAATCATGCGCGAGCGCGTTGCGCTTGCTCGTCAAGCCGAGCGCGAGGAGTCGGCGGCAGCGAGGGCTGCGGCATCCGCCTCCATGAAGGCCGACCGTGACGCCGCCGCATCAGCTACTGCCGCGGAGCGTGAGCGCGTAGCGGCATGGCGTCAGTCTCAGCGCATCCAGGCTGAGATCATGCGTGAGCGGGTCTCCCTGGCCCGTGCTGCCGAGCGCGAAGAGGCCGCCGGCGCTAAAGCCGCCGCCGCAGAGCGCGCAGAGGCAGACCGTGCCGCCGCTGCGGCCACGGCTGATCTTGAGCGCCGGATATTTGCCCTCAAGTCGGCCATTGACCCGGCCTATGCGGCTCAGTCCCGCCTAGACGCCGAGATGAGGGAAGCGGCAGCGCTGTATCGCATGGGCGCGATCTCCTCGTCTGACTACGCCAAGCGGGTTTCCCAGCTAGACGCTGAAATGGCCTCCGCCGCCCGGGGGCAGGACACCTTCAACGGCGTGATGGTTAGGGGTGTTGGGTCCTCGAAAAACCTAACCTACGCCGGCCTTAATCTGTCGCGGCAACTTGCGGATATCGGGGTTCAGGGCTCGCAGTTAAACGCGAATTGGGGAATGATCTTCATTCAACAAGCGCCGCAGATCGTCGATATTTTCCAAAACCTGAAAGCGGAAGGGATCGGCGTTTCGGCCGCGCTCAAGGGTATGTATGCCCAAGCCGCTCCGCTGCTGGCAATTCTGGCCCCCATCGCTGTTGCCGCCGCAGCTGTCGGATCTGTATTCGCCCTGTCGGCCCAGCAGATCAACAGCGAGAACAAGGGGCTGATCAACAGCTTTGGTCTGACCAAGGACCAACTGGAGGACGTTAAAAAGAAGACCATCACCATGGGCGACGTTGCCGTGGGCACGTTCAACGCGGTGAAGGGCGCACTTCTGGAGGCGTTCGGCCCGCAACTGAAAGCGGCCGGAAACGCGATCACGAAATTCCTCGACGAGCTGGCCGCTAACACCGTCAAGGAGGCCAAGGCCATCGTCGGCGCTTTCGTTGGCGCATATGAGGCCGTCGTGGCGACGTGGAAGATGCTCCCGTCCGCGTTCGGAGACGCGACCATATCGGCCGCGAACCTGGCGCTGACTGGCCTGGAAAAGCTCATCAACGGCGCGATTGGCCTGATCAACCCGCTGATCGAGGGCCTGAACGACCGGTTCAAGCTGGCGATCCCCACGCTCTCGCAAGTCGAGATCGGCAAGCTGTCGAACAGCTACGCCGGCGCCATGGAGCGCACGGCCAAGGCCGGCGCCGAAGCCTTCGCCCGGGGCAATGCGGCCGGTGCGTCGATGGTCGAAAAAGGCCTCGCCGCCGTGAACCGCGAGACCCTGAAAGCCTACGAAGCCCGCGTGCGCAAGGAAGCGGGCGACGCCAAGGCTGCGAAGGCCAAGGCCGACGAACTCACCGCCTATGAAAAGGCCGTCAAGGCGTCGCAGGAATACGAGCGGTCCCTGACTGAAGAAATTCAGACCATGGGCATGTCGACGGAGCAACTGAAGCGCCGCGAGATCGCCATGAAGGCGGCGGCTGCGCCGACCGAAGAGCTGGCCCGCGCCATCCGGGTTCTGGGCGCCAATTGGGAATATCAGACCGGCGTGATGAACGCGTTCGACGCCCAGAACAAAGCCGTGACGTCGGCCGCGAACGACAACATCAAGAGCATGGCGCAAACCATCGGCGAGGTTCACCTCGACACCGCGTTTGACGGCATGATCTTCGCCCTCGAAAAGGCTATGGATCAAGCCTACTCCGTGGCGGACGCGGTTGACGGCATCGCCTATTCGATCCGCGGTAACGACTGGCTCGGCGCGTTCGCGGGCCTCCTGCGGGCGATTAACGAGGTCAAGAAGGGCTTTGAGGCGGCCAAGGCCTCCGGCGACAAGCTTTCTATGATCAACGCCATCGGCGGCGCGGCCATGGGCGTCGGCAGCGCCATCGGCGGCTCGACCGGCGGCGCAATCACCGGCGCCGCCTCTGGTGCGATGACTGGCGCCCAGATCGGCTCAATCATTCCTGGCGTCGGCACGGCTGTTGGCTCGGTCGTTGGCGGCCTGATCGGCGGCATCTCCTCGCTGTTCGGCTCCTCCAAAGCCAAGAAGCGGGCCAAGGCCGAGGCCGAGGCCCAGCGCTTGGCCGAGGAGCAAGCCCGTCTGCAGGCCGTCGCCAACGAGCGCCGCGCCCTTGAAATCCAGCTTATGGAACTGCAGGGCGACGCCGCCGGCGCTCTGGCCGCCGCGCGTTCCGACGAACTGGCCAAGATGGACGCGAGCAACCGCGCCCTCAAGGAACAGACGTGGGCCCTTCAGGACGCCGCCGCTGCAAAGGCCAAGGCCGATGCGCTCGCCGCCGAAGCCGCACAGAAGGCGGCGACGATAGCGACCCAGCGCCACGATCTGGAAATCCAGTTGCTGGAGGCCATGGGCAAGACGGACGACGCCGCCAAGATCCGGCTGGCCGACGAGCGCGCCACGGTCGATGAAAGCCTTCGCGGGCTGTTTGACCAGATCCAAGCCGAACGCGAACTGACCCGGGCGCGTGACGCCGCGACCGCCGCTGTCGAGGCCGCCGCCAGGGCCGAGGCCGAGCGCGCCGCCGCTGCCGCCAGCTTCCAAGCCTCGATGCAGTCCGACGCCGCCAACCTTGTCGCCAAGGCCCAGCAAGACCTGCGAGCCGCCTATGATGCGCAGGTCGCCTCCATCAGGGCCGGCCGCGATCAGATGGCGGGCTATGCGCAGAGCTTCCGCGAGTTCCGCCTTGGCCTGTCGGGCGCGGCGGCGAGCGGCGAGGACTTCTATGCCATCGCGGCCAAGGCCCGGCTGGGCGACACCGCCGCCATGGGCCAGCTCGTCGGCGCTGCGCAGGCTGCGGACGCATCGGCGCTGTCTGGCGCCAGCACGCAGTTGGAGTACCTGCGGGAACAGACCAAGATCCGCGCCGCCGTCCAAGCGGCCGAGGACACCGCTACCCGCCAAGTATCGATCGCCGACAAGCAGCTTGCGGCCCTCGAAGCTCAGGTCAGCGGCCTGATCACCGTCAACGACAGCGTTCTGAGTGTCGCGTCTGCCGTTGCCGCCCTCAAGTCCGCCCTGAAGGTCCAGGACATGGCCTTCGGTGGCGCTATGGCAAACCCGAACCGGGAATGGGGCGCAAACCCCGACGTCAACAAGCTGCTCGCACGAACCACGGGCTACGCTGGCGACTTCGGGGCGGGCGGCTGGCAGGCGTGGATCGAGGCCCAAGACGAAGCGACGAAGGCTAAGGGCCGCGCCGTTCTAATGGCCCAAGGCCAGAGCTATCGCGCCGGGTTTGCGGTTGGCGGCGTCTTCACCTCGCCGACCGACTTCCGCATGGGCGACCAACTAGGCCAGATGGCCGAGGCGGGGCCTGAAGCCATCATGCCGCTGGTCCAGACCGGCGGTGGGCTAGGAGTGCGCGCGGTGGGCGCTGACAACGCCGAACTCAAGGCGGAAATCCGCGACCTGAAGGAAACCCTGAACGGCGCCCTGATCGCTATCGCCAAAAACACCGGCGAGGGAGCCCGCATCGCCCGCCGCTGGGATGGTGACGGCCTGCCGCCGGAACGTGAGGTCGCAGCATGAAGCCTTTCCTGATGCTGCGACCTTTCGAGGTCACGTTTGCGGCGCTCACCGCCTCAAACGTCACTGAAACGGTCAGCCTCTACAATCCGGCCACATCCTATTCGGCCGGCAATCAGGTCCGCGAGGACACAGCGACCGGCTCACTGCTGTACGAAAGCCTCGTGGGATCAAACACCGGCAACCCACTGACGGACGCGACGAAATGGCTGCCGCTTGGCGCGACCAATCGCTGGGAAATGTTCGACGGCTCGATCACGTCCCAGACCCAGAACGCCGACAGCATCGAAGACACGATCCAGATCACCGGCCGGATCGACAGCGTCGCGCTCCTCAATATCGACGCCGCGTCGGCCCAGGTCATTGCCACCGACGCAGTTGATGGGGTGGTTTTCGACGAAACGGTGAGCCTGGTAAGCACGGACGGGATCACCGACCTGTTCGCATGGCTGACGGAGCCGATTGAGCGCGTTGCCGACAAGCTCATCACCGACATTCCAACGCTCTATTCCGACCTTGAGGTGCAGATCATCCTCACCGACACCGGCGCAACAGCAAAGTGCGGCGCTGCGATCGTCGGACTATCTAAGGGCATAGGCGACACGCAATACGGCGCATCCGTGGGCATTCAGGACTATTCCCGCAAAGAGCGCGACGACTTCGGAAATTACGTCGTCGTCGAGCGAGCATTCTCAAAGCGAGCCAACTTCACCGTCTGGATGAATGTCAACCTGACAGACCAGGTTCAGATTTTGCTCGCCACTTATAGGGCGACGCCCATTGTTTACGTTGGATCGGATTCATTCGGCTCAACTCTGATTTATGGCTTCTTCCGGGAGGCTAACGTCGAGATCTCGTATCCAACGATCTCAATCATGACTATCGAAATTGAGGGGCTCACCTGATGCCAGCACCGGCCGTTGTTCTTCCGACCACTGCGCCCTCACGCGATATGCCCTCGGACGTCTATGTTCCCACGGCCAACGCATGGGCCGCCAGCCTGCCGGCGTTTGGAGCGTCATTGGAGGCCATTGGCGAGTATGTCGATGAGGTCGCTGGCGATCTGGACACAATCCTGGCCGGAGCGGGTTTCGTCGGCACTTCGACGACGTCCATGACGATCGGCGCAGGACCCAAATCCCTGACCGTTCAGGAGGGTCTGACGTTCCGCGATGGGTCGTGGGTCGAGTTGGTAGATCAGGCCAACAGCGACAATTGGATGTGGATGCAGGCCCTCTACAACCCAGCGACCGGGGCGATGTCGGGGACGGTTCCGGCCAACGGCTTCAGCGGATCGGGCGCCAAGACGGCGTGGAATGTGATCCTGTCGGGTCCGATGGGCGCCACGGGCCTCGACGCCGGCATCGGCAAGCACGCCATCCCCATCCCAGCAACGGCCATGTCGCCGGCCATCACCAACGGCGCCGGCCTGGCGCGGGTCGCGACCACGACAAACGCGGTGCTTCTGACGACGCTGGACTTTGACCCGGCGACGCAGGAAATCGCGCACTGTTCAATCGCCATGCCCAAGGCGTGGAACGAGGGCACGGTCACCTTTAAGGTCGTCTGGAAGCACGCCGCGACGACCACGAATTTCGGCGTTGCGTTCGGCCTTTCGGCGGTGGCGTGCGGCGATGGCGACGCCGGCGACGCGGCGTATGGAACCCAGGTCATCGTCACCGACACCGGCGGCACGACCAACACCATCTATCACACCGCCGAAAGCGCGGCGGTGACCATCGCCGGCACCCCGCAACCTCAAGACCTGGTGTTCTTCCGGCTTCAGCGCATCGTTGCCGACGCCGCCGACACCATGGCCATCGACGCCGGCGTGCTGGCGCTTGTCCTCTACATCACCACCGACGCAGGGAACGACGCCTGATGACCAAATATGCCTGGGTCCTGGCCGGCGAAATCCGCCGCGTGCTTGAGGCCGACGAAGCCCCCGCCGCCCTGCCTGCCGAAAAGGGCGCATGGCTCCCGCTCGACGAGGAGGGCGGGCCGTTTGGCGATTACTACGACGTGACCGAAACGGTGTCGGTTGAGGATGGCCGGGTGCGTCGCGTGATCTCCGGCGAGCCCAAGTCGGTTGACAAGCTGAAGACCCTAAAGCGCATCGCCATCCGCGCGGCGTGCGAGGCGTCCGTTGCCGGCGGCTATCCGGTGACGAGCGGCCCCATGGCGGGTCACACCCTGCAGGTCCGCAACGCCGAAGACCGCACCAACTGGCTGATGGCCCGTGACGAATATGCGGCGGCCATTGACGCGGGGCTGGGCGCGTCGCTCGGCGCGGTGTTCCGCACGACCGCCAACGTCAATTTCACCCTGTCGTTCAACGACGGGCTCGCTGTCATTCGCGGGATCTCGGCTTGGGGGCTGGCGCGCTATCAGAACCAGTGGGCCCTGACCGATGCCGTCAACGCGGCCGAAACCTCCGAAGATGCCCTCGCGGTCGATGAAAACTCGGGGTGGGATTGATGCTCTCGACCGCGCAATACGCTGCGCTCTACCAATCTCCGACCGGGCTGATTGACTATCTGGCTGTCGGCGGCGCGGGGCCGGGCGGCTGGATGGGGGGCGGCGGCGCTGGCGGAGAGGTTGTCGAGCAGCGCGGCGTCCAGATCAGCCCCGGAATCTACGCGGTCTCGCCCGGTGTTGGCGGATCTCCGGCGGCGACTGAAGCCGGAGTCGGCGCGACGGGCACGGCGTCCACGCTGATAGGCCCCGGCCTTAGCGTCACCGCGCGGCCGGGCGCGGCAGGCGGCTCGGTGTCAAGGGATGGCCGACCGCTATCCCTGGATAGCACGATCGCCAATGGCGGCGGGTGCGGAACCTATACCTCCACGCTGGGCGGCATCGGAGCAGTCTATAATGGCGGCGACGGTCCCAGTCATGGCGCGGGGGGCGGGGCTGGTGCGGCCGGCGCTGGCTCGCCCGACAATGGCCTCAACGACTTGTCTGGCGCGGCCTCTGGCGCAGGCGGCGCGCCGGTCACCTCCGACATCACTGGAACCGCGCTTGACTATGGCGCGGGCGGCGGCGGCGGCGGGAATGATGACGGCGCCGCTCAGATCACCGCCGGGGCGGCGGGCGGCCCGTCTGCTGGGCCGGGTAGAAAAAACTCAACCGGCGTGGCGCGCAACCTCAAGCGCGGCGGCGGTGGCGGCGGCGGCGGCGGCTCAACGGGCCTCGTCCACCATATCGGCGGCAAGGGCGATGATGGCTGCGTGATCATCCGCTACGTCACCGGCTCCATGATCGCCACCGGCGGCACGATCACCACGTCGGGCATCTACACGATCCACACCTTCACCGCCGCCGGGAACTTCATCGTCTCCTGACGATCGCCCCACACCCCTGACCGACACCGGGCCTTAACGGGCCCTTTTTCATGCCCGAAACGGAGACGCCATGACCGCGACCACATCGGCGGGCACGCGCCTTGCCGTGTCCCTGGACTATCCGGCAACAATCACCGCCTACGACTACGCCGAGCTTGAATATGTCGACATCGGCGAAGTCACGGCACCTGGAACAATCGGCAAGGTTTACTCGCCGGTCTCACATAGTGCAGTTGCGAGCCGCACATCCAAGAAGCTGAAGGCCTCATACGACGACGGCACGATGAGCGTGCAGCTCGCCTATGCACTCGGCGACCCGGGGCAGGCGATCCTGGCTTCGGCTCTGGACGATGACGATCCCTATCCCTTCGCGCTGATCCTGCCGGACGGATCGATCAAATACTTCCTCGCTCAAGTTCTCAGCGCGCCGGTCACGATCGGGTCTGCTGACTCCATCGTCTCGGCCGCCACTGAGCTGTCGATCCGCTCTGGCACGACGATCAACTACCTCCCACCCAGCATCACCGGCGATTTCTATTTCGCCAACCCTTCCGCCCTGACCTTCGGAGCTATTTAACATGGCTGACACCACCATCCTCGCGGCGCCGGCTATCGGCGGCACCGTCCAACTGAAGCTGATCGACAACGGAGACGGCACGTACTCGTTTCAAAGCGTCCCGGCGGCGACCGAAAAGCGCCTCGGCGCGGTTGGCGGAACAACCGCTGTGGCCACCGCGACGCCCACGGTTTCAACGACCGCCTACGCCTCTGGAGATGTCATCGGCGCCAAGCTGACGTTCGCCAACATCGGCCGCGTCGCCGCCGGCACCGGGCTGATCCAGGACGTGACGATCCTGTGCAAGAGCGCCCAGACCTTCGCCTGCGATCTGGTGCTGTTCAAGGCCGACCCGACGAACTCGACCTTTACGGACAACGCCGCGCTCGCGGTGCATGCAAGCGATCTGCCCAACGTGATTGGGGCCATTCCGATCTCGACGTGGACCAATCTCGGAACACCCAGCATCGCGCAGGCAAGCCAGTTGGCTCGGGCCTATGCTCTCGCCTCTGGCGTCACCAGCATGTTCGGCGTTCTGGTTTCGCGCGGCACCCCGAACCTGGCGTCTACCTCGGACATCACGGTCGTGGTCAAGGCGTTGCAAGACTGATGCCCGCGCTCTTCGGAACCCGCAGAGCTGCCACCCTCTCTAAGGGTGGGGGGGTGCCTGCTGGCTTCTCTATCTGGACCACCAGCGGCCAACCTTGGGTCTTTAGCACCCAGCGCGCCATCAGCCCGACGAGGCCGCAATGACCCTCAATACCGCCCTCGCGGCAGACCGTCTCTATATGCGTGCGCAGCTTGGCTTGGTGTCGCGTCTGGTCCCGTCAATACCGCGAAGCTTCGTCATCGCAGGTGACAGCATCGCGCGGGATGGCGCGTCTGGACCGGGTACTGCGCCCCAGCTCTTCAGCAGCGGACCCTATGAAATGGGGATTTGGAAGGCTGGCGGACGCATCATCCAGAACGCCAGCGTTCCCGGCGACACCTCAACGCTACTTCTCGCGCGGTTTGACACAGACGTTCTCGCTTACCCTAGCGACGGCGTGCTCATCGGCATCGGCACCAACGACAACCCGGTCACCGCGATCTCCAATGGCCAAATTGCGACGCTGTTTAATAACCTAGAACAGATGGTTATCCGGACCCGAGACAGGGGCCGCCTACCGATCATCGTCGTGCCCCCGACCAAGGGAACGAACGGCAGCGCGCAGAGCGCCAACGCCCGTAAGCTTGTGCCCTTCTACTATCGCCTCGCCGAGATCCATAATCTGCCGCTGATCGACCTGTTCCGGATCACGGCCGATCCGACCACTGGGGCTTGGGCATACGCAACCACGGGCGGCGACGACACCCACCCGGACCTTCTCGGTAAGGCCGCGTGCGGAAATGAAATCTTCCGAGTGTTGAGCGACATCGGGAAGCACTACGCGCCGCCTTACGTGGCAACGGTGCAAGAGTCGTCCGCTGGGGTGTCTTTGGCTAACCTCTTGCCGCGAGGGAACTTCGCGGCAGATACGACCGGCTACACCCTCGACAGCACCAACGTGACGGTTACCACCCCAGCCGCCGCCTTCCCCTACACCGGCAAGACGCTCACGCTGGTGAAGTCCGACGAGACCGATGAAGCCGCCATTACCGGCGCAACGGCGACGACGGGCTTCGCTTCGGGTGACTGGCTGCGGTTCTCAGCCCGCATGAAGGTCAGCAACCTTCCGGCGGCCACCAGTGTCAACACCCGAGACGGGTTCGACCTTGGCATTACGATGGCTGGCTTCCTTCGCCGCTTGGTGACTGCATTCGAGCAAGAGGGCGAGTATTTCCCGGCTACTGACCTTCAGGTCATGCCCGCGACGACGTCGATTGGCTTCGGAATGACCTATCGCGACAGCGGCACTTACGAGCTGAACAACCTGACCCTGGTGAACCTGACGGCGATGGACGCCATCTACACGTTCGGCCTGATCTAGACCCCCACACCCCTGCATAATCCGGGGGTGACCTAACCGGCCAGACGAGGCGTTACGAGCGCCCCGCCTGGCCTTCCAGCCGATGGACGACCGGAGCCTGAT